GTTTATACTTTGAAGCCATTGTTTTAAGACTTCTAATTTACTTTTTACGCTTGTTTTACTCATTTCTTTTGGGTATAAAGGTTTTTAAATCTTTCTTGACTGCAGCAAAATTCTGATATCGTGTTTTTGTCATACTGCCTAATTACTTCGTACCAAAGTTTCCCACGTTGGATATCTTTGATTTGTACGCATTGGTCTTCTCTTGTTGAGTTAATGTAGTAACCCATGATTTTTAGTTCTTTTGTCATAGTGTTTGAATTAAATTGTTATAATATTCTCTGCATTCTTCTACTCGTTGTTTAATCTTTTCGATTATTTCTTCGTCTTTTGCTATTTTAAAGACTTTTAAACGCTTTTCTTTTGGTATGTGGTCAAAGTTATGTTTCTTTTGAACAAAGTCTCTTACGTCCAAACTTTCATCAATTAACCCTTGTTTCCAATGTTCGCGCCTAACTTCGTCTTCAACTATCTGAAAAGGTGTATTGACTAAGCAATAGCATAAAAGTGATTCCGTCTTTCCAGTTAGCCACATATATCCCTGGAGTTGATAGTAGTAATCTTTGTTTGGAATTTCAGTTTCAAAGAAAGGTTCAAAGAACGGAAAAGTTGTAGCGTCCCAACTTGTTTTAACGTCGAGTAATATCTCGTTCGTGTTTACGTCAGGCGTTCCCGTTATCCATTCGTTTGTTATGTTTTCTTCATTCTTGTAAATAAAGCCTAAATTCAAAACATCGTTAACAAGTTCTATTGCTTCGTTTTCACATTCGTTACCCTTGTCCGTGTATCTACTCCAAAATTCCTTACGGATTCCGTACGTGTTTTCAATTGCAAGTTCCTGAATGTAGGTTTTACAAGTCTTAGATAAAACTTCCCCTTTTGTTTTTGGGGAAGTCATTATTTTGCCTAATTGCGATGCTCTAATTTTCATACTAACAACAATGATTTTTGTTGTACTTCGTTTAAATCGAACTTCGCTTGTAGTTCTTCGGCTGTAAATTCACCTGCTCGGATTGCTTCAATAGCTTTTAAGAAGCGCTCGCCCTCAATCTTAGGTTTCTTTTCCGTGTTTACGGCTTTAACTTGCTCTCCTGCTGCGTCCGTATCTTTGTCGGTAATAATTCCAAGAAGAGCAGAAAGCGAATAACGTCTTATGTAAGTAATTGCAGAACCCATAACCTGGAACTCATTCATGCCTTTTAATTGCACGTTATTTGGTACGCTTGTATTCGTGGTTAAACTTTCACCGCTTTCAATGTGAAATAGCATTGTAGTTATTTCGTCTTTACCTACTAACTGCGTAAACCCTAATCCATGTTTTTTAAGTAATGGATTTATTACATTAAAAATTGTTGGTAAATCTGCAAAGCTATACCCATAACCTTGCGTTCCTTTGTGAATTACTGGCACTTCCTGTTGAAAGTCTGCCAATGCTTTAAATAAATGTTTCATAAAATATAAATTAATTGTTAAACGTGTACAAATATAACTATTCTTTTTAATATAACAATGGATAACAAAAAATATTATAAAAATTTCTTCAATCCTTCCGCACATCGTGTTATGCTGTTTGCACGTTCCTGGAGCGACTTTATTTGTTCTGCTATGGTTTCAGTGCAATCGCTTGTAAAATAGCCGTGTGAGGTCGCTATTAAAGGTAGAAGCCCATTTGTCCTTATGTAGTTAACTATTTTTCTTAATCTCGGTTGTGTCATTCGTGTTTTAAAACCCCTTGCAGCTAAAAATTCGTTCATTCGTGTAACGATTAATTCTGCTTTTATAGGATTATCCTTTTTGTAGTTTCGGAATCCGTGAATTACTATAGGAAGTATTTCCATTTCTTCGCTTGTTAGTTCGTGTGTGAACTCGTTAAAATTGGTTACGCTCATAATTTTAAGTTTTAATTGTTTATTTTTTTATAAATTCTTTTAATGGTAATAAAATTCCCCTACTTGTGTTTGAATCACCACCCAAAACATCTCGATTTGTTTCTAAATATCTTTTGCATATGTTTTTTAGTTTTTCCTTTTCAACCATTATAAAGTGATAATCACTTAACCAATAACAATAATAGTCGGCTTCGCTTGTTGCTATTCCTGAAAGTTTATTTCGACTTGCATATTCAACAAAGATGTTCCCCGTTTCTAAACATTTAAAATCCCTTTTGACTTCAATTTTTTTCCCGAGCAATTCAGCTAACTTTGTTTCGTATTTTTGACCTATTTCTAAATCAAACCTAAAGTCATTATTGTATTTCATATTCTTTAATCTTTTTTTTGTAAATAGCCATAATTTCTTTTAGTTCTTCTTTTGTCCATTTCTTTTCTTTGCTTCCGTTGTTTTCTAACCATTGAACACGTTCAATTCCTATTTTATCAATTAATGCTTTTCTATATTCAATTTGATTTCCTGAAAGCATAACATTGCATTTATAACATGAAGTCCAAACATTATCTTCGTGAAAACGAACTATTGAATGACCTCCAGCGCTTAAAAAATGCGAGGCATGTTCAACTCCGTTTATTTTCTTTTGGCAGGATATACAAACTTGCCCTTTGTCACGTAGACGAATGAACTTGTTAAACACTTGTTGAGCTAATTTAAGATAGTCGCTTAGTGTCATTAAATCCAGCTTCGCTTTTTGTTTCGTCTTTTTCCATTGTTTCGCCTTTTCGGATTCTACCCAAACACGGACGCATTCAGGTTCTAAACAAAACTTTTGGTTAAACCTAACTTGCTCAAATTTCTCTTTGCAGTTTTTACATCTCATAATCGAATATTGAAGTTTGGTTTACATTCGTCTTTTTGTAGATGTTCAAAGCTGTTTCAAGTATTGTTTTTCCAGCTTCGTAGTCTACTAAATTACGCGCCATTTTATCCACTCTTTGCGTTCCTTTGTATTGTGTAAAATCGTAATCGTGGAATTTACTTAATTCAGAAACTTTTGAAGTAATAAAATTATTTGCTTTGCGTTCGCCTAAATCATTTGGCAAATTAAAATTGGTCCAGTATAAATGCCTTCCGCGTTTTTGTGCGGTTATCAATGGCTCGTAATAAGGAATAACATTTTCAACGCAATATTTACCATCAAAAAAGTTATCTAAAAATATTATTTCTTGGTATAACTTCATATCGGGGTAAGTTGGCGGCGATTTACGTTCCCCTTCACCCGTGTTTGTTAATCTCATTCTGCTATGACTTGGACAAGGTGGTGAACTCCAAATAAAATCAAACTCTTTGTAATGGTCTAATAAATATTGATGTGCGTCTGCTACAATCACAATATCATTTGGAAAACGTTCTTTGTATAAACGTGCTGCTTCGGGGTCAAGTTCCACGGCTGTTATTTCTAAGTTGTTTGCTACCTCGTCCCACTTTGCCCTATTCCCTCCAAGACACGCATATAAATTTAATATTCTATACTTCTTCATAATTCTGCGTTTTTCATTTTTAATTGAATTTCTAAATCTTTTACTTTAAACTTTTCTTCCTGTAATAGCTTTTCAAGTCGGAAGTTTTGCTGTAATGCTGCCCTTAGTTCTTTTTCTATTGCATCGTAACTAATTTTAACTTGTTGTAAGTCCGCTAAGCTACGCTCCATTGAGTTTATTAAATCGGTTCTTGTTCCGTGTTTTTCTTTTATTTCCTCAAGGCTTATTTTAATCTTTAAATAAGTAGTGTCAAGATTTACTTTGCCAGTTATAATAGTTAGTTCATTCATTTATTCGTGTTTTTGCTTAGTTTAATATTCAAAAAGGGTCTTTAGGTTGGTTCCATTTTTCGCTGAAAGGTATTAATTCTTTTCCGTTTACTATATCTGGTTCAACCTTTTTGTTGAAGTCAACAATATGGTTTTTAGTTGGAAAACTATTTGAAACCGTGACATTTTGTAACGGGTTGGTTTTTGGTCTAACTGACTTCAAAGGGTCAACTCCATTAATGACAAACCCTAACCCCGAATTAAAATCAAACATAATAGGGTCATTCAATGCAGTATGTTTACCGCCTGTATCCATATCTTTAACTTTCTCAACGTTTACCCAAGTGCAATACTTCATTGTTTCGTGTTTTACTAAGCGATGTATAACAAACAAGTCATCACATCGGTTACTAAATGCTTTACCTCCTTCGATATGGTCTTTTAAAGGTGCTTTTAAATGCCCTTTATATTCGCCTTCCTGATAAACGTTACCACTCCTACCGCTTTCGCTATTTGGGTGCGTGTTTATGTAAATTGTAACTCCAAATTTATTGCAGAAATCACGGCAAGTATTTAAGAAATTGTAATTACTTTGAAAATCCATTTGCCTATCCAACCCAGTGAATGGGTCAATCAATGCTACATTACATTCGCTTTCTTCAAACAACTTCAATAGTTCATTTGGTTTGTATAATTCTTTATTGCTTATAAACTTAAATTGTTGCTCAAGTATTGTAACACCCGTTTGAATTTGTTGGTAGGTTAAATCTTTGAATTTTACACCGTAATACATTTGCAGTAAATCACGAAGTATTGTAGCTTTTTTATTTTCACCGCTCCAAATGCAAAACTTCAAATCGTGTTTAAGTGCCAACGTTAAGAAGTACCAATTTATCCAATACGTTTTACCAACGTTATCGTGTCCAAGAATAATGTTTAGTTGATTAGGTTTAAAACGAATGTACTCATCTAAATCACAATCAATTTTTAATCCGTCTTTTA